TGCACAGGGCCCCAACGGAAGTTTCCTACGAAACCAGCACCAGAAGCACCGACAGCAGGCACGATTGCCGTTTTGTCGATCTCACTGATATTGATCCGTGGAGATGCGGGTTTTACAGCCATAGCATTTTCCTTTAGTTTCGTTAACGAATGATAAGTAAATCATAATACGGTTATTTTCAATACTAGTATTTATAAGAATTCTATTCTCTACCAGTCTCGATCAACTACCGTATCAATCGAGTGCCATCCTTGGTAAGTGTTCTCTTCTTCTTCAATATAATCCGATCCATCATCAATGTAACCGAACGGTACTACATCATTTTCTATTGCCGTCATCTTGTCTCTGAACATCATATCTTTTAGATTGATGTCTGTCATATCTGCGAAGAACTGAGTTGATACGAAATATCCGAACATCACTAAGTTCATCATAAGATCATCGTGGTTACCATTAGAAGCTTCGTAGGATTGGCCTTTACCTATGAATGTCGATATCTCTAGGATGGTGTTCTCATCCACGATGTTTATTTTGTTTGATTCTATTATATCTTTGATTGAAGAACAGCCAAGTCTCTTGGTCTTTCTGTTCATTTCTATGCCGAGTGAGTTTGCCTTGACTGCACTAGTTGTGTGAAGGTTCTCATATTCTAAGTCATGATACAATCCATTACAAACTACTGTACCTTGGTCATTCGACTCAACAACAACCCATGCTTGATTGTAGAGATTCGCATACTTATATATAATGTTAGGAAAGAGCAATGGAGACATAGTATTGCACCGATACACAGCGACTTGTTGAAATGGTCGTGAGGTAATATCGATTACGTTAAACGTAGAATAATCCTGTCCTCTTCCCTTCGATACATCAACAGTCATGATGTACTCATAGTCTCTAATAGGTTCTTGATATATGAGACAGTCACCCCCTTCAAGATAATTTGAAGGATTGAGTGCTCGGAGACCCATTAAGGTTTCCGCACCTATGAGTGTGTCTCCCGTACCGAAAAAAGTATTACCAAATTCTTGGTCAAACTGTAACTGAGAAGTGTTTGCAATAGTCTGCGCTTTCCATTTCTCGTCACGGCCAGGAACATCCCACCAGTCCACTCGGTATGGTACGTATGCGTTTACTTTCTGAACTGCACCAGTCCAAATCTTTTCGAATTGGTTACCAATACCGTTTGCGGTAGAGGTGATGATTACTTTGGTATCTTTACCTGAAGATACAACCGGATACGTTGACGTATAGAATTCAGCTGCATTTTCAACGAAAGCAAACTCATCAAGAAACAACAGATTAACAGACATACCACGAATAGAAGACCCAGAAGTAGCAGCAGCAATGATTCTAGAATTATTACTAAACTCAATAGAACCTTTGTTAAGTGCCTTACAACCAGGCTGTAGAAAGAATGGAAGGTTTTCCAACATGAGTGTAACACGTGCGAGCATCTCTCGTGCAGTTGCACCTTTGTTCGCAAGTATTGCAATAGTTTTCTCGGAATGGAAACAAGCATACCATAGAATGTATCCAACTGAACTGATTGACTTGCCAGATTGTCTACAAGCGAGTACAATAGAAAACCTATTCTCTTCGAAATGTTCGAACATTTTTTCTTGATATGGATATAGATCGAAATTAACCAGACCACGGTCAAGATGCACCACCTTTACATATGTACGACAAAAGTATGCGGGATCTTCCATACACTTCTGGTACTCTTTTATTTTCTCTTCTGTCCAATTCTCGGCAACCCCATCACGTTTAATTTGGGGATTACCAAGATAAGATTCCTTAGTCTGAGTCGTCATGCGGGATCACTTGTTTCTCATTCTGTAAAAATCGTTGGAGTTCAGTTGTTGAACCTAGAAACACATTGTTAGTGGTATTACCACCGTTGCCATCTACCAGAGCAGGTACATCAGATTTCTCAACATCTTTCTTCTTCTTATTGAGATCCATTAACTTATCGTTAACATCAGCAATACCCTTTATCATACCAGACAATACTTCGAATGCGCGAGGGTGTTCACTCTCACGTGCAACTTCAATCATGAGTTCCAGAGATTCACGTCCCTTTTCAATTAGGTCGTAGTAGGTCTCTCTAGAATAGTCATAATCACTTTTGATATTATCTTTATTGTCATCTGACATTAAAATGCACTATCCAAATATAATTCTAAAAATCCATAGTCGCTATCTGCACTAATTCCAACCGGAGTTGGTGTAGTTTGGATGCGTGTGTGAAACAGATCTCCTTCTGCTCCTATAGTATATAGATTATTGTTAACTTCGCGTATGACCGGTGATTGTGAGGTTGGGCCGTAGAAGTTTATTTTCATACCGAATGATAGTGTGTATATGATGGTTCTTCGATCACCAACAGAACCTTCAAAGTCGTCCGAGAAAGATATTGCCTGTAATGTAATAGGTACGTCTTCTTTTATCTCGGGGAACTCTGAACTGAAAGGTTTTACACCAACCGTATATGATGGGTTGAAGTATGGTATAATCTGTTCGACCATTTGCAATGCGTCATCTTGACTCTTTGCATATACGTTGACATCAAATGTCATATCATATGGTACGGACACATAGAAGTTATTACGTTTAGTCTCACTACCTTGAAGTGTAGTCGAGAACGTATTTGTCTTGGGTAGTTGTCTCTGAGGGTCATACGCCATAGAAGTAATCTCGAAAGACATCCGAGGCAACTTAATTGCAACTCTACGTTCCTGTTCTTCACCTTCTCTCATTTCCTGAAGACGTTGAATGAAACTTCTCTTGGGGGCATATGATAACGGAACTTTGACTTGAGAGATAGTCTCTCCTGCCGAGTTAGTTCTCAACACATATATGTTATTAAATAAAGAACCGAATACGGATACCGCAGTTCTTACTCTCTTGTGATAAAAATGTGTTCCGAACATTATGCCATATCTCCAAACGGATTTCCTTCAGAAAAATCTAAAAAATCACTTTCGAAATCATCAAAGTAATCTCCCTGAGAAAGACCTGCGGCCACCTCTTCTATTTGTTGTAACTCTTCTACCAGATTCGGTGCATAGGTTGCACTAGGAGAAACTACCGCTCTTGTTGTATTGAATGTGTGATACTTACCGTCTGTCGCACCCACATGAGCCAGATACAAAGTATTGTCCGAGTCAGACCATTTTGCAACCTCGCCGGTCATGGAGTATCCACTACCAGACTGTGTTACTATCTCACCACGTTTGTAATCATTAACACTGTATGGAACAGAAATCGTTACGGTCGGTGGTTCGTTGTAATATATACCCGAGTTTGTCAAGATAAAGGAATCTATCACACCATCCGAATCGATTGTAGATGTAGCGGTTGCACTGATTGCATCGAAATGTAACAGTACGGCATCTTTATCATCTGCACTATATGCGGCTTCAGTAGTTACTATTACGGTATCA